TGACAGAGGCTTAACAGCATTTGTAATTGGTGATACACCTTTAAGATTAGCAGCAGATGCAACTACACTAACTAACTGGGGTTCAAATGCTAATTTAGTTACTGACAACGGTGACGATGGATTAGTGACATACGATGAATACTTAGGTGCGTTTTATCCAAATGGATTTACAACTGACCTAGGTGGATCAAATGCAGTTGTTCCAGCATCACACATGATGATGAGAACTATTGCACTTAGCGATCAAGTATCGTTTCCATGGTTTGCTCCAGCAGGAACAAGACGTGGTGGAATCAGTAATGCTACAGCAGTAGGATATATTGATGCTGCAACGGGCGAATTCCAAACAGTTGCACTTAATGAAGGACAAAGAGATACGTTATATGATCTAAAGATTAACCCAATTACATTCTTTAATGGAGTTGGACTAGTCAACTACGGTCAAAAGACTAGAGCAAGAAATGCTTCTGCACTAGACAGAATTAACGTAGCACGTTTGGTAGTATACCTACGTAGTCAACTTAACAAATTGGCTCGTCCGTATATCTTTGAACCAAATGATAAAATCACAAGAGACGAGATCAAACAATCAGTTGAAAGTTTACTGCTTGAATTAGTTGGTCTTAGAGCTCTTTACGATTTCGCAGTAGTTTGTGATGAAACAAACAATACTCCGGCTAGAATCGATCGTAACGAACTATATGTAGACATTGCGATTGAACCAGTCAAGGCTATTGAGTTCATATACATTCCGTTGCGTGTCAAGAACACAGGGGAGATATAAGAAATGCCTATTACATCATTAAATAACTTTTCAGTTCCAACAGACGCAGGCAACCAAGTGCTCTTGATGCCAAAGTTAAAGTATCGCTTCCGCGTTACTTTACTTGGATTCGGAGTTGCTGCTGCTACTGAACTTACTAAACAGGTAGTTGATGTTGCAAGACCGAAAGTTGGATTTGAAGAAATTCCGTTAGACGTTTACAACTCAAAGGTTTACCTAGCAGGTAAGTATACCTTTGAAACTGTTACGCTTAACTTGCGTGACGACGCTAGCGGTGAAGTTCAGAAAATGGTTGGACAACAGGTCCAGAAACAGTTCGACTTTGTTGAACAGGCTTCTGCAAGATCTGGTATTGACTATAAATTTACTACTAAGATCGAAGTATTAGACGGTGGTAATGGTAACAACGCTTCTGGAATTAACGTTCTAGAAACTGCAAACTTGTATGGTTGTTTCCTAACTAACGTTGACTACGGTGACGCTAACTACGCTACTAATGAAGCAATGCAGGTTGCACTAACAATCCGCTTTGATAACATGACACAGTGGGGTGCAGGCGAAACTGGCGTTGGCATAGGAATTGGTGCTGCGGTAGAAAGAACTATCGGAGAATCAACAACTGGTGCTGGTGGCGGCCAGGGTTAATACTAGTTTTAGTATTGAAATTAAAAAGCCCGGATTTTTTCCGGGCTTTTTTTACGGCTAAATAATAGTATGGCCAACAAATTTACAAGATTTCTGTCAGACGTATTCACCGGTATCACAAACCCCAAGGGGCGTGTTTCTAACTATCAGCACGCTACAAGATTGTTTATTGATGACGGGTTGCGTCTTGCACCTAAAACAAAGTTTAATTATTATCTAAGACTTGAAATAGATAATACAGCACATAAGGCAAGTAATTTTACAAATAAGCATGCCAATGAAGTAGGGTTGCTAGTTAAAACTGCTGATCTTCCTAAATTTAATTTCGAAACAGAAACATTTAATCAATATAATAGAAAAAAGATTATGTATAAGATGCTAAACTACGATCCAGTTAGTTTTTCATTCCACGACGATAATCAAGGTGTTGTAAGTGCTCTATGGGCAATCTATTACGGCTACTATGTTAAGGATAGACAATTACCAACGACAGCATACGATGCCAATCATTATAGAAATTCAGGAACACCGGAGAGTCTTTTTAGATACGGATTAGATGCTGATATAACAACACCATTATTTAAATCCGTTACATTATACACAATGGGTCGAAGAAGATTTATAGGTTACACTTTAGTTAATCCTAAAATAACTTCTTGGGAACACGGGTCAATGGATTATGCTGATGCATCGACACCTGCTGAATCAAAAATGACATTAGAATATGAAGCAGTGATATACAGTGCTGGAACAGTTTCTGAAGGAACACCTAAGGGATTTGCAACATTACATTATGATAGATCACCATCACCATTAGACGTAGCAGGTGGCGGCACGGGTGCATTGCTAGGACCGGGTGGCGTTCTTGACGGACTTGAAAGTGTATTCGGTGCAGTTGGTGACGGAACAGCATTTAGTTCCGGACAGGGTTTTCTAAAAACAGCAATAGGAGCAGTTAATACATATAAAAATTTTAAAGGATTAAGCAAGGGTGGATTAAAAGCAGAAGCGATTAACATTCTGTCAAGCCCTGCAGGAGCCAGTGCAGTGGCTAACACAGTTAGTGGAGTAGCCGGTGCAATATTCAACAGGAATGACCCACAAAATACATCCACAAGAGGATCACAAAAAAGACTGACAGGAGATTCAACATAATGGAAGCAAAAACAAATCTACCTGAAAAACAAATAACCGATAGCGCCGCAAGAACAAAACTATTTTTTGATACTTATGGACAGGAACCTTTAGAATTTAATTCGACAGAAGTTGACACTGCTGTTAACTTTTTTAGATCCAAGGGATTTAACGATGATGCTGCAAAGGTTACTTCTCTAACATTATTGAAACAGGCTAAACTTGAAAATGTAAGTGTATTTTCTATATTAGATGATTTAAAAGGCTTTGGTGAATTAGAAATTAGTGCATTAGTCAGTGAAATACTTAACAACAACAGACCAGCAACATCAACTCTAGGATACAGACAACAGATATCAAATGTTTCAAAACAACGTAACGTGGTGCCATAATGCCTAAGTTTGCTCAGGGTAGATTTGAAATGAAAAACCCAAGCAAGTATGTAGGTAACAAAAAACCACTTGCTAGGAGTAGTTGGGAATTTGTCTTTATGAGAATGCTTGATGAACACCCGGGAGTAGAGAGTTGGGCAAGCGAAAGCATACAAATTCCTTATAGAGATCCATTAACCGGAAAATATTCTATATACGTTCCAGATTTTTTTATTGTCTATCAAGATAAGAATGGTAGGAAGAATGCTGAAGTGGTTGAGGTAAAACCAGCCAATCAAACTCTGAGAGAAAAGGTTGGTAAGAGTAGATACAATCAAGAACAGTATATTAAGAATCAAGCCAAATGGGAAGCGGCCGCTGCATGGTGCAAACAGAAAAGAGTTAGATTCAGAATAGTGAGTGAGGATGATATCTTTCACACAGGAAAGAAAAGATAATGGCAATTTTAGTTACACATCCATTAAAAATGACATTCGTTCATTTAAAGAAAAATGGCGGAACAAGTGTGACAAAATGGTTATTTAAAAATACTACATGTAACAAATTAGGAGCAAAACATTGCTCATTCCAAAGACTGGAACAGAATACAAATAGAGATATAATGGGATTTACATTTTGCATAATAAGAAATCCATTTGCAAGAGTTGTAAGTTCATACAACTATCACATTAAGCAAATAGAAGATAGAATTGAAAAATATAAAAAAGGTGCTACAAGAAAAGAGTCTTATAAAGCAGCCTGGGCGGCTAGAGATACATATAAAATATCATTTGAAGAATGGCTGGATACAGACCCTTCTATTTTAAGTGATATTCAGGCAGAAAAAATTAATAGGATTGATTGTATTTTAAGATTGGAAAATATAAATGAAGATTTTAAGATAATACAAGAAAAGTTAAACTGTTTTGATCCATTGCCTAACAACAATGTTACAATACACGATCATTATAAAACGTTTTATAATCAAACAACAAGAAAAATTGTTGAAGATCGATGCAGTTTAGATTTTAAAACTTATGGATATAATTTTTAACAGAGCCTGTAATACGGTTAAATACTATTGGTGTTAATATGACGAAAAAATTAGAAGAATTATTCAATCTAGAAGACAAAGAACCCGCAGTTGAGCAGGAAAATCAATCTGCTGAACCCACTACAACGGAAATAACAGCAGAAGAAGTTGAGGAAAAGCACCAACAGGTTAGAAGCGTGGATGACAGTTATCGTGCTGTCCAAAATATTACAAAAGATTTGCCACAAATGCGCGAACTTGCCGAATTGGAAGAAAAAGATCTGGATCATCTAGCCACAAAAGCAGAACAAGCATACGATGATTTAATGGATTTGGGCATGAATGTTGAAGTAAGATATAGCGGCCGGATATTCGAAGTGGCTAGCAGCATGCTGAAAAACGCTATTGATGCCAAAACAGCAAAAGTGGATAAAAAATTAAAAGCAGTTGATCTACAACTTAAAAAACTTAAAATTGATAAGGATTCCCCAGAAGATCCTAACGATGTATTGGATGGAAAGGGATATGTTATGCTAGATCGCAATGAATTAATTAAGAAATTAAGCGAAAAGGAATAAATACACATATGAAGACGTTTAAAGAATATTTGACAGAAAGCAAAAAAACCTATAGTTTTAAGGTTAAAATTGCTGGTGACTTGCCTGAAGGTTTTGCCGACGAATTAAAAGCAAGATTGGAAGGTCGCGGTATTATGCAGTTTGAACAGATGAAGTCTACTCCTGTTGTTGAACTACCACATGATTTTCCAGAACTTAAGAATATGGAAGTTCATATGTTTGATGTAATGACTGAATATCCACTAACTACAACAGAAATTGAAAAAGAAATTTTTGAAATGGACTGTTGTCAAGCAGGTTACTATAAGGTAAGAAACAGTGCTAGTCCTACTGAAATTGATCAAATTACAGCAGGGTCTAATGTAGATTATGAAGGTGCATTACTACACGACAACGAATATAAGGATGGCGTGAAAGTTAAACACAAGGAATATTTTGGTGACGACTTTAACAAAGGATTTTTAAAAGAACTTTCTAAAGAAGCAAAAGAAAGAAAAAAAGAATTAGGGACTGATAAACTAAAAGCAGATGTTTACCAGGATACACCAAAATTAAAACAAGATAAAGCAGGGGTAAAAAGTCCTGTAGGGAGTAACTAATATGAACTTTAATGAATTATTAGCCAAAATGCAGGAACTGGATACAGTAAAGACAGAGGCACCTGTAGAGCAAAGCACAGAAGAATGCGGAATGCCAATGGCACCAAATATGCCTACACCAGAGCCTAAGGACAAGGCCTCGATGAGCATTAACATTAATGCACAAGGTGACGCTATTGATGATGTATTAAGATTAATGACAAAAGTTAATCCGGATATGATCAATCAACCGGAAAAGCCAGAGATGCCTACATTATCTATCATGGCACCGGGAATGGATGGACCAATGGATGGACCAATGGATGCACCAGAAGGACCTCCAATGCCTAAACCTATTAATAAACTAATTCCAGACTTCGACGGCGACAATGACGACATGCCAGGCGGTGAAGACGATATGGTTGCTATTAAAGCAATGGGCGACGAAGGTGAAGACAACGATTATGATGATGACGGTAAATTAGATCGCCATGAAAAAGATCATGACGAGGAAGAAAAACTTCACAAGTCAGTTGATAGAGACAATGACGGTGATCATGACATGGATGACCATGACATGGAGAAAAAAGAAAAAGACGAAGCATGGGAAAACGAGCCTGATGAAGATGAAAGAGATATTCATTTCATGACTAAGAAGATGTCAGGCGGCATGAACAGAATGAAGGGAACACATCCTAAGGTTGCTGGCGGTGACAATCCAATGCAGCGTGTGAAAGAAGGTGAAGACCTACGTGCTTCTATTAGAAATCAACTTCTACAAGCACTAGAAGAAACTAAAGGAGCAAAATAATATGGCAGATTTAACAACCACACAAATCGGCGGCGGCAGTTCAATATTAGTCTTAGCCAACGGATTAGATAATACGGTTAATGTAAATTATCATCCGTATTGTAAACAATACAAAATTGTGATAAAAGATACAGGCGCATCTGCTATTGACCTAAGAGCGGAAGACGACGCTTCAAGAGAAGCGGTCCAGGCAATTGTTAGTGAATTAAATCCTATGTCGTTTTTTGTTGTTGATGATAATTCAGGAACAATGTTTATTACATTAGACATTAATAAATCAGATGCTGCAGAATTACAAACACGCATTAGAAGAATTGGAAAAGATAGAGGCGCATCAACCACTTCGATCGGTCCAAATGATATTGATATTAGTGGTTCTACCGTGACTCCGGCAACTTCTGTTAGTATTGCAACAACGTTATCTAGTGTAGTTATTGCGGGAACAGCAGGCCAATTTACTTGCACAGATACACAAGGTGCATTAGAAGTAGGACAGAGATTAACCATTGCCGGAACATTAGGCGGCGGCGGCGCAATTTCTGGATATAGTGATCCTACAACTTATCATATAATTGCAACAAATGAATCAACAACATTTACATTATCTGCAACAGCAGGCGGCGCAGCAATATCAACGACTGCTGGAACACCAACTGGTGTAACCTATACACTAGAAGGCCCAGCATAATATAACGTTTTCATACTAATCCAAATAGGGCCTCCGGGCCCTATTTTTTTGAGTAAATACTAGTATGGCAAAGAGTTTAGATGGCGTCCAAATTAAGAAGGCGCACAGTCAAGTAAAATACACTATAGAGGAACTTACTCACTTGGAAAAGTGTATGGATCCTGTTGACGGTCCGTTATATTTTGCAAAAAACTTCATAAAGATTCAGCACCCTACCAAGGGGAGCATGCGATTTGAACCCTATGGATATCAGGAAGATCTATTAAGGGCATACCACGATCATAGATACACAATTGCCATGCTGCCAAGACAGATGGGTAAGACCACATGTGCTGCTGCATACCTATTATGGTATTGCATGTTTACTCCTGAAGCACAGGTCCTAATTGCTGCACACAAGTATACGGGTGCGCAGGACATTATGAACAGATATAGATTTGGATATGAGAATTTGCCAGACTTTATTCGTGCAGGCATTTATACATACAACAGAAACACAATTGAGTTTGATAATGGCAGTAGAATACAGGCAACTACCACAACAGAAGATACTGGACGTGGTAAATCACTTTCATTAATATACTGTGATGAGTTTGCATTCGTGCAACCGCCCGAAAAGGCTCGAGAGTTTTGGACTGCACTTTCACCTACACTATCAACGGGTGGTAAGGCAATCGTTACAAGCACACCAAACTCGGACGAGGACCAATTTGCACAGATATGGACCGAAGCAAACAAAAAATTTGACGAGTATGGCAATGACAATGTGGTAGGCACAAATGGTTTCTTCCCATTCTTCGCACCCTGGGTAGAACATCCAGACAGAGATGAAGCATGGGCACAGGAAGAACGTGCCAAGATCGGAGAAGAAAGATTCCGTCGTGAGTTTGACTGCGAATTCTTGATCTTTG